TATTGTGATGTCAACAATAGCATCAGTTGGTAAATTAGTAGCGACATCAGTTATTTTTATCAGTATTACATACTTACCGTTAGAATATGACATACCACCGTGACTACCTACAATTGTTTTAGGTTCTGATGGATGTGGTGTAATGATAATATTATTGATTTTAGAAAACGGATGCGAATATGTACTACTTGATAAATCAGCATGAATCCAATTTGATTTAATTTCCAATTCTCTAATACCTGCACTACCAGTTAGAGTTGATGTATCTATATTAGAAAATGATTTTCGTGCAGTTTTATGTGTTTTAAATTCGTACTCGGTTATATTAATGTTATTATTTGCACTAACATTATGTCCTACAATGTAAAAATAAGGCAATGCATAACTTTGGTTTGCTAATCCACCCATTGTTCTTGCTGAATTATCGGCCATTGCATTTATTACAGCATATTTGTGCGGAATTTGAGTGAATATTAAGTTATCTGCACTGTCATAAACCTTCCACCCAACTGCGTATGTAGCGTACGGCAATGATGTATCTGTATTGTCGTATGTGTCGATTTTAACATTAGCATATCCAGTAAACGAAAAATTATCATTTGGTGATAATTTTACTGCTCTTGATTTATCAGTTTCATAATAATATGCTTGCAGTTCAGTGATAGTAGTACTTTCTGCTGGATGTGCATCAACCCACCTAATACTTGCTGATTCTTCCCAACTGTCGTATCGTTCATGAGTTGAATTAGAACCTAATACACAGCCAGGCGCTGGTGGTACTTGTAAATTACCCCACTTTAATCCACCATCTTCGGGCAAACTAATACTACCTGTTTCATCAACTACTTGTCCAATCGGACTTTCATCTAACCCATTGTTGTATACGGTGAATAATCGTCGTGATATATTAACACCTTCAGCAAATGGAACATAAACACTTGCTTCAATTCTGTTACCCACAGTGCCGTACCGTGATACAGCACTAACTGCAATTGTGTAATCAGTACCTTGCTTAAACACAAAGGAATTGAAGATAAATGTTTCCGCAGAATAACCCGATGATAAAGGCGTCCAAGTATTACTATTAATTTCCTTCATTTCGATTTTGTAAAGATTAACACTAGGTTCTACAATTTCATCAAAAGTTACTTTAACATTTGGTAGCCATTCGCCTGAATCTGTTTTTTTGAAATCTGTTGCATTTGAAGTAACAACTAAATTTGCAATTTCAGGTATCTTCATGTTTGGGATAAACTCGTCAACTTGTGTATTGTAATCTAGTCCTAAACCAACAGGTCTTAGTAATTTTGCTTTTCTTATGCTAAGACCTTGCTCTTTTAATAACTTATCCCAACTGCCGACAGGCCACACATTGATAGCGCTGTTGGCATCTCTTAACGACTGTTTGCACTCAAGTGTAACTGACATGTCCACATCGCGTGTCATATTAGTGACAACATATTCGTTATTAAGAAGATTTGCTTTCGGGTAGGTGATATTGATAATATCAAACACTCTGATATTTGCAAACTTTGGCGATAAGGTAATTTTAATGCTGTTGTTAATACGACCTTCCCAATATCTAAACTCGATTTTTGGGTCAGGTCCATTGATTTTTATTTCTTGCGTATTGTCTGTGTTTGGTAGTGGCTTTGATGCAACATCATAAACAGAGTTATTAAGTGCTGATAAAATACCACCAAACAAACTTACTGAGTCGGACGGGTAATAAAGCGTGTGTGTTTCGGTATCGATGTATGTGTACGACCATTTGTGCGGTATGTCTGCAGTTGGAATATCCGTCAATGCAACACCACCGATAATATCACCTGCTTTAACTGTGTGTGTAGTGATATCCAAATCAGTAAGTTTAGCGCTGAAGTCAGTGACCATCCCAACAAACCCTAAATCACTTATTACAAAGTTCGGGTCTAGTCGCAAGATGTACTTGCCGTCCTCGTATATTAATGCACATGCTGAATACCAAAGCATGTTTTTGATGTTCGCAATAACAGTACTTGCACTTAATCTATAAAAGTCATTATGTCGTCTATCGTCAAAGTAGTTAAACACCTTAGTAAAACTAGCACCATCAATATCTGCTACATCGATGCCAGCACCGTACGCTGAATTAGTTAAGTAATCGTACATGTTGCTGATACCTGTTTTGTCGGTATTACTAGTAATACTATTAATCGGGCTTTGGTGTGAGTTGTCAATGCCTTTTATATAAAATACTGGGTTCGGTTTTTGTCGTGTGAAAGTATCGTCTTTACCATCTTCGTCAGCAGGGTATTCTAATCGTATTTTAAATACAGTTAAGCCTGGGTATAGGTTTTTATCATTATGCCACGACGGCTTAAATGTGTTATTTGCTGAGCCGTAAAAGCCCTTCCACAAAACTACACCTTTATCGGACATAACCATCGACTGTGTTGTGTCGGATGAATAAGCGCCATCATCTTCGTTGTGAGTTTCTGTCCATTTGCCGACAGAACTAAGAAGTTCGTCGCGATAGATGTCGAGATTTTGAATCATGCCGTGACATAAAACATAGGTTAAGTACAGGTATTTGTTGTCAGTACCCGATGCAGAAATATGTGCTTCTATACCACCTATTTTGACAAAATTGTGTGCGCTGTGTGCACCGTAAACAACTGGGATAACCGCATCGCCTGCTCTACTATTAACCGTCGTGCCTTTTTGGTCATCTGAGGCACCAGCGGTAGATATGTCTGGCATGCTAGGTGTTATTGCATCCATTATCCAATCAAGAGGTGCTGTTACAGTAGCAACAACTGCTTTAACAACAGGTTTTATTACATTCTTGTATACCTTCTTGCCTGCTCTTTTAATACTTTTTACTGCTGACTTAATCCAACCCATTAGACAATCTCCTGTATTTCAACTTTACAGCCATAGGCGGTTGGTATGTAAATACCATAGCACTTATAACCATCTCTGTTAGCAATTTCAAGCAACAGACTACTTATGTCTTTACCTGATTGTGGTGCTACAATACACATAATAATAGGTATTTCTGTATTTGGTAGATACTGTCGCTCGATTAAAACTAAGTCTTTGTCAATTAAATGCAATTCGTTGCGACCTTTTAAAATATCAATTTTAAGATTGTCGATTTTAATATCCCAACCGTATTGTTTATTAAAAATCGCAGGTAATCGTTCAAGTTGTCTTGTTAGTGAACCCATTGGTACTATCATGCTTTTCGGCCCCAAGGTATGTCGATTTGTTTATCAATGTCCGCGAATTCAGTACCATAGGTTGTTATGTTATTCGTTTTGCACCAAGCAATATAGTTGTCTTGATGTGAACTAACATTATTGGTTCTGTTGAAATTGTACAATGTATGTGAGCCGTGTAGTTGTACTGCTGAATTAGCGGGCGATACTTCAAAACTACCTGATTGTATTCTGCCCTTGTACACAATCACACCGTTGCCAATAGGTGCGTTAGTTTCATCTAAAATCACTTTATATAAGGTAAACGGTGCATTAGAATGCAAACTATCTTGAATCATTGATACAAATGTAGCACTTAGTCCTGATAAAGTAAATGAAATAGTTTTTCGAGTAACTTCATCACTAGTGTTTGTTAAACTATGATTGACTAAAAACCCACCTAAGTACATTTCAGTGCCTGTCGAAGTAGTAAATTCTCTATCGGTTGGTAGAGTCGACAAATAGTAACTGTCGGTGTATGTTCTAGTAGATGGATTAAACAGATGCAAGTCCAACAAATCTATAATTTGAAATTTGCCACTTGCTAATTGATTTACTTGTGATGAACTGAATAATGACATTAGATATCTTCTTTTAAATTAAATGCTATCTGACTAAAGCCTTTGGTACCTGTTGAATATTCCATGGTGTCGCCGTCTAAAAACACTTTCATGGTTACATCCATTACATCGATAGTTGCACTTGTTGTAATTGGCAATTGTAAACTAGGACTAATGCTAAATCCACCAACACCAATAGCACTAGGGTTTGTAACTGCAGTTAATTGATAAACTTTAGTGTGAGTGCTAAAAGTAATATAATCACCAACTGCTAAAAAATCACCATCTGTACCTGAATTGTAATAAGTGCTTGTCCAATTACTATTGTAAGTAATAGCACTATCGCCTACAGAAGCACTTGCACCAACAGTTAATGTTTTGACTGCAGGTCCACTTAATGTTGCTCTAGCACCTGCAGAATCACTGTAAACACCCATTGGACAATCAAACTCTGATAAATGTCCTTGCATGCCTTGCATAAAGCCCATTACCTGCCTAGTTTCGTTTCTATCCATCGGTGGGTAGGTAACTTGAATTGTGAAGAATTGCGTACCGAAGTTTAATCTGTACGATTTGCCCGTGTCTGTATCAACACGCATACCTGGAAATATACTGTTAATTTCTATTTCTCTAAATTCTTGTGGCATAGGTAATGTTGGCATAGTTTATCCTTGTAATAGTGCAGGTTGTTCGTGTACTGCTTGTCTAACCATACCAAGTATCATTGGCTTTCTGCTAGTTAATAAATCATCAAATCCCGAAGCATCTGTTGCAGTGATGTTAAACGATATGTTTATGTTTTTACCACCACTAGCGCCGTTCGGCGTAATAGTACCTGTTCTACCAGGTGTAAACACTTCAGGTCCACGCTCACCAACTAAGAATGGCTGATTACCTGTTGTGGTACCACCAAATTGTCTACCTTGATACTGCTGTTGTCTAATTGTTTGAACTTGCGCATATCCTTGAACTGCCATTAATGCCGCGATTGCTAGGTTGTATGGGAACGGATATTGTGATAATGCATTTGAAATACCCATTGCGGTGTTCATTAGTGCAACACCAATATCATATGCCTTCTTCATCTGAAATGCTTTTTTGTTATGCTGTGCTAACGCACCTAACGCACTTACTCCTGCGTCTTTTGTAAACTGAAGCATTTGTTCTTCGGTTAACTTATTTAAATTTAACTCAGCAAATTTGTTATCTTGGAACAACTGTAGTTGCTCGTCAAAGTTACCTTGCTGTATTGCGGCAATTTTAGTACCGTGCTCTTGTTCAAGTTTCTCTTTCAAAGCAAAGTATTCAGAATCTTTTAGCGCTTTGATGCCATTGAACTCGTCTAGTATTTCTAGTTTAGATTGATAATCATCATTTATAATTTCTGTTTCTGTGCGTAAACCTTCAATCATCGAAGTATAATCGTTGCCGATTTCTTCTTCTGTGCGAAGGGCTTTTACGGCTTCAATCTTTTCAATTAATGCAGTTGTTGAGTTCTTGGTTACATTAGTTTTTGCTCTAATGTAATCAAGTTCGCCATCACCATTAGCAACTAGTTCTTTTACAATTGCCAAATCCTTTTCAGCAAGTGCAATTTGTTTAATCAATGCTTCTTCGTGCGATTTACTTACACTTAGAATGCCTTCATCAATTGCTTTTTTCTCTCGATTCAGTCCATTGAGCCATTCTTGCTTAGTTGCTAATGCTTCTGTATTAGTTGTTGCTTTTTTGAGTGCTGCTGTCTTTTTACCAAGTGCTTCTTCAACACCGAATATTGCGTCTGTTAAAGCATGTGCAATTTCAACAACTGCTGTCATTCCTTCAACTAGGTAAGTAAGACCAGTTAATAAGCCTGTATCGCCTATTGCTACTAATAACAAGTCTGCTTGCACACCCATATTTTGTAATGCAACAGCAACATGGTCTGCGTTCTTCCCAGCATTACCACCGAATTCTTTGCTAAGTGATTTAAACAAAGTATCAGTGATTAGTTTAGCACCTTCAGCAGACTTACCAAATGCACTAATTTCTAAACGAGATAATCCAAGTTGTTCTTCTAGTATTCTGAACACTGGAACACCACGGTCTGCTAGTCTGTTGACATCTTCAAGACCTAATCCACCTGCTGTTGTACGGGCTAACATGTCTGCCATTGCAGTCATAGTACCTAACCCGTCTGTTGTGATAGCCGCAGTATCTGCGAATGTCATCATCAACTCGTTGGTAGGTTCAATACCTGCGGCTTTTAACTTAATAAATTCAGATGATAAATCAGATACAGTAAACTGTGTATTTTCTGATAATGTTAGTAGGTTATCAAATGCTTCGGCACCTTTTTTAGATGAACCTGATACTGAATCCAATGCAGTTTGCATTTGCTTGAAACTATAACTGGTCTGAATCATGGAATTACCAGCGCCAAGTGCCGCTTTACCTAGATTCACCATAGCGTTTAACTTAACAGCACCTAAGTCCTTGTTAAGTTTGGTAATCGCTTTGGACGCACCTCTTACATCAGCATCAATTTTTAGCGTAGCGTCACTTCTTGGCATTTAAACTCTCCCTTTCAAGTTCGTTTACCTGCTTGAAGTAAGCGACCCATAATTTAATCTCGAACATTGACAATCCCATACCTTGGTGTAGTGTAAGACCCAGTTCCTTGCAAATTTGCATTAGAACAAATAAGTCAATGTTCGCTTTTAGTTTTTTACAATTTCCTCACTACTAACTTCGCCGTTGTTAATTGCACCTGCTACTTTAATAACAATTGTTGGGTCTGCTTCATTCATCAATGCACTTCTATCTGCATCTTTGAACAAGCGCTTACCTTCACCATCTCTTGCTTTAACAATAATAGTTTCAATTAATGCATCAACTGTTTTGCCTGCTGATTGTGCTTGCATTACCTTAGATTCGTCTTTAAACGAATAAGTTGGGTAGTAGTACACATCCAAATCCCACTCGCTGACATAAAACTTTTTCAAGTTGTTGTCAACTGATTCATTGAAATGTTTTGTTACTTTATCGATTACGCTCATTTAAACTTCCTCTGTATTTTACTAATTAACTGAGTTAACATGCCATTTGGTCTTTGCCCTGACCACCCGTTCTCTAAACGCTTTGCGTACGGAACTTTGTTAACTAATTTTGAATGTTTACCTTTGCCTGTTAGGCGCCAACTGCTTCGTGCTTTACCACTATCAATTGGTGTCAAAGGTTTTACTGACATATGTGCATAACCCATCATGCGTGATACCTTTCTATTAAGTGCCTTTTCTAGTTTGATTTTTAAACTAGGACTGGTCTTTATCCGACCTGTCACTTTAATAGGTGCTTTGCCTAGTGTAGGTGTGGGCTTATCTTTCGATAATCTATACCCGATTCCTGCAACTAGTCTTGCTATTAATGGTAATGGCATAATGAGTTACTAACGCTATTAAGGCGCTACGCTACGCCGATGGTTACATCCCCTGTTCCTTGGAACGAAACACTCGCTTCAACCATACCTTCTAAAGTACTATTAATACTTAATCCAGTAATTAGAATGTTGCCTGACACTTTAGGGTCACCAGTACCTGCTGTTGATGGGTAGCCAATAAATGCTACCGAACCAGTGTTAACTGAATCTAAAATGTTACCTGCAACAGTCGCACTATAGTAAATGTCTGCAGACCCTGACCATTCCTTTAAGCCTTGCTTAAAAGTTTTAGTGTCAGCCGTCATAACAGTATTTTCAATAGTATTGATTGTTAAGTCCATGCTCCAAGAACGAAGTTCTGCAACCGCGTCGCCTTCGATAGTTAAACTACCGTCTTGACCTGTATATGTTGCCATT